TTTAGTCACTAGAACCTCACTCTTAATTCGTGTTCAAACTCAAACCCATTTAGCACATAATTTGGGTTATTCGATGTTACTGTAATTCCTAGATATTTACCATACTGTGACGCATCAGTTTTATATAAGTTATATCCAGTAGTACCCCATCCAATGTTTGCGCCAGAGCTGTTAGACCAGGCAATCGTGTTGAGGTAATTATTTTGCCAAGACACCAAAGATGACAAAGTGTAAGCAGGGCTAGAGTTATTCTCGTTATCTACCGTGGTATTCATGGTGATAGCAGAGTTTGCTCCAGCAGTCGCTTCCACACCAATCTTGAGTGCTTGTTTTGTACGGATAGGATCACCCATTGGCATGAGTGCAGTCTGTACTATCGTACTAATGCTACTCGTACTGTTAGCATATAACTTATATAACTGATTATTTTGAGTACCAAAAAGGGTGAGTTTTCCACCTACAGGTACATAGGTGATGTAATTGAGATTGTTTCCTTGGCTGGTAATAAACCATTTCTTCTCAAAAAACACCGCTTGAATGTAACGATAGCTCTTTGTAAACACTGCATCGTAATAACGGAAGTTAAATGCAGCACACAAGATGTCATTGACCAATACTTGACCAGCGTAAACAGGGCTAGAAAAGTCAATATTGCCTATCATGCCATCTAAAGCATCCGAAATCTTGGAAGTAGTAGATCCAACAAGGGCGTAAACCCCGTAATCATTCATAAATAAGACTGAACGGAAGTACGGGAAAATAGCGTTAGGGCGCTTAGAACCAACGGAAGCGCTCACATTGGTATTGGTAAATAGGGTTATCCCTGATGTATTAACCACCACATCAGAGAACACATTGATGGAATCATCGCCAAAAATGTATAAAAAGTTGTTGGCAGACAGCAATTGGACAATGTTTCCGTGCAATGTACTGTCAGTCAGCGTCACAGCACCCGCTGAAACGCTTGTAAAGTCGCTGTATTGACCTGCTGCTGAGTAGGTGACAGTTCTCCCTGATGCCACCCAAACACGCCCTGAAAAGGTCGCTATTGCGTTATTGGTTTGATTATTTACTACGCCTGATAGCTTGGCAGCAGTTGTTGCACCACCACCAGAGATGCTGACCACTAAATTGGCAGTATTGGTGTAGCCAGTACCAGGATTGGTCATTACTACTTGAGTGACCGTACCGCCTGAAATAACGGCAGTGCCAGCAGCGTTTGTACCGCCACCGCCTGTAATGGACACTACTGTATTGGCAGGGTTGGTATATCCTGCTCCACCGTCAATCACATTAACCGTGACAGTTCCAGTAGCAAAAGTTTCAATTCCCGCTATAGCTGTAGCTCCAGTGCCACCACCGCCAGAAAGAGTTACGGTTAAGTTTGCTGCGTTGGTATATCCAGTACCACCCACAACAAGGCTTACTGATCCCACTGTGCTTCCACCAGATACCAAGGCTGCTGTAGCGTTAGCTTGTACACCGCCTACTTGGTCTGGTCCTGAAATCACCACATTGGGTGCTGTTGTGTAGCCCGATCCTGGGTTTGTGACAGCAATAACACCTACTGCGCCAATCGCTACAGTATTGTTACCATCCCAAGAAAACATACCCTTGTTGGCATCAATTACCAACATTCTGTCGTTGTACCACTGGGTAGCTTGTATTCCTGAGTTACTAAATGTGCCAGCTACAGCCACATTACCGAAACTGTTGTCTTGAATACGGTAGTATTGCGCTGCACCATTAGATAAAAATGCAATTACATAGTCATTTAAGCCTATGTTCATGGATGTTAATTCAGTAACCGTGCCAGCAAAAGTAACAGTAGAGTTACCAATTTTGACTGCATCGCTATTAGGCACAACTACTAAGTTAGCATAGCCTACAGGTTGAGCGTTTTCCACCCAACTAAACTCAGTTTCATCAATAGCAGTGCGGTTCGCTTTAGTGTTAAGCCCTTTAAATTGCTTAACAACTTGGTACGATTTTTTCTGTTCCGCAGCAGCCATGTCTTAATATGGACTTGAGTAAACGCTAGGCACTCTACGGGTAAATACCGTATTGAGTACTGATTGAGCGTGTTTGTTGTATTCCTGCTTAAAGATCTCTGCTTCACCAAAGCTCTGTTCGTAATATTTAGCCAGATAAGCTGCATAAAACTGAACAGGGGTGTAGTAAGGATCAACAATGGTGTCTGTTACCCCAGAATTTTGCAAAGTCAAAGCGTTAGGCAATACCACGCAGTCAATCTCTAATTGATAGACTTGATCGGGTACTGGTCCTATGTAAATTTGTCCTTGACCGTAAATACTGAAGCAAAGTGGTCTGCCAATGTAGTTTTGCCAAAAACGCAATCTAGCGTTAAAGTCTGACCAAGGCAAATAATCAAGCGGTACACGAGTATTACCCCAGTACAGGTTGATGTTAATAATATCTAGCACTGTATTGCCAGTAGAAGGCGATAGTGGGCTTGTGCCTACTAAATTACTGAGTGCTGCATACGAAATATTCTCCGCATTACCAACATATTGCAAGGTAGCTGTACCGTCTGCAAAGGGTGTGCTTGGAGGATAGTTGTTGTAATTGTTTTGTGTTGCTTGGGGGTATGGAGGAGCAGAAGATCCTGATGTACCAGCAGTAATGTATTGATAAGTATAGATATTGCTAAACACAAATTGGTTAGCAGTAACTGTAGTGTTTGCTGTCCATTGTGTTGGATAAGCAGGTGATGCGCTATTCTTTGTAGCTGTAGGTGCGACCTGACAAGGTACTTGCGTAACGATTACCTCACGCAAAGCGCCTGTATCTCGTACTGTTCGCTCCCGTGCTTCGTTAATGTAATCAGTTAACTGTTGGTCAGTGTAAAAGTTTCCATTAGCATCGTGGAGCAATCTACGAACTTGGGTAATGTAGCTCGATAAGGTTGCCATTTACGATCCATAATTCATGCTACCGCCTGTAGGACTTTTCCCCCTGCCTTCTTTGCAGTCGGCAAGGGTACTCTTTCCACCAACGGGGATAACGATTGGTTCTTTTTGGGTGCTTCGGTGGAGAACTCCCACTGAGAAAGGATTTCTAAACCCTTTTCCAAGTCATTACGGGAGATCACCCATCCTAGCCTTGCCAAATACGGTTCTTTGTCATCATCTCCGTAACCGAATACATGACGAGCTACATTTAGGGGAATCTCTACAGTTTCACCCTTTTTAAACTCATAAAAGACACCACCATAACCATCGGTGAGCTTTTTATCAGAATTGTTAGTTACGAAGATAGTTGACATATTAGAAACTCACTACATCGCCATATACGGCAATGGTTGCAGTGTTAGCGACATTACCGCTACCAGTGTTCACATTGACATACAGAGCTTGGGTTGTAAAACCAGTAATAGCAGAACTGCTGTTATACGGACTTGCAATAGTCAAGTCTTGGTATGTACCAGGACCTGTCAAGTTGCTAAGTGTTGTATTTGCTACTACAGCGTTAGAAATGTTACCGTCAGAGCTAGTAGTTACAGAAATAATCACATTCGAGATATTCCCGATTGGATTGTTTAAAGTAATTCTACGAACAATAACGCCACCAGAACCAACGGTTGCATTAGCATTAGTTAAGCCACCACCTAACAACGGCAGGGTGATACCAGTAACGGTAGCGTTTCCTGTCGTGTTAAATGCTGTAGCTTGCTTAACAGCAATACGACCATTCCCGAATGAATCAAGGTAATACTGTGATACTGAATCAGGATTAGCCATTTATTGCTCCTTAGCTTGCGTTAAAAGTGCCAGAAACAGCTTGTCCACCGTTCACAGTTGCCAATGTAATTGTGCTGTTTGTAGTTGCGTTAGCAGCCACATTCACACCATCGGAAACGAGGAATGTTGAACCAGAGTTGTTTGCTAATACAGTTGTCCAAGTTGCAGCATTGGTAGTTGTGTTATACGCAGACACAGCAGAGATGCTCACATTGGTGTTTGGAAACAGAATGTAAGAACCTGCTGGAATGACTGTACCAGGAGAGGTAACGGTCAAGGTAGTTAACTGCCAATACGCACCAGGGGTGTTCGTATTAGTACTGGTGATTAGGATTTTATTTAAACCGAGTGACATGGTATTTGCTCCTTATAAAGAAATAGAGTTATAACCCTGCACTCTGGTCATTGACTTAGGCTTGGTGCTTACTAATTCAGCAATCATCAAGACAGCGCCAACATAACCAATCTGCCAGTTAGGTAAGGTGGATTCAAAACCAGTAAATACGAATGAACCTTGATCGTGGATATACAAGCTCATGTAGTTACTGTTAATGAAATACAAAGTACCTTCTGGGCAGTAAGGATCTGGGTAAATAGGCACGCCAGCGACCATCAAAGCACGGAAAGCTGCTTGAGGACCGTTGGAATCGCCATCAAAGCCATGTCCAGGGGTAATTACATATTGCTCTTGACCAACATAGTCTTGAGCGAGGAGTGTCCAAGTACCGAATCCGCAAACACCAAAAGTAGGTACTTCAGCACCTTTCTTAACTGTTCCAGAAATGTATTGGAGTACATTTTGACGAGTTGGGTTTACTGAACCAGCATTGTAAACCTTAGACTGCCACCATGAGTAGGTAGAACGGTTGATGTTACCGTAAGTCTGTAGGTTTGTACCATCATCAATAGCACCTGGCAGTCCAATGAACTGTTGAGTGTTAGTGTAGTTGTTGTACAAAGCGGTTGCCATCGCATCCATCATCACATTGGTTGCGTCATTCATACGGGCTTCAATCAATGGAATGATTGCGTAGTCCTGCTGAACAGCACCTTCCATACCGAGGAACGGTACAGGAGCGATCATGAGCTTCAGGTTAAATTCAGCGTTAAATGCACCTTGCTGAACTGCTGGCTGGTTAAATGAACCAGAGTAGTCAGACCACTGTGCGTTAACAAACTGAGCGCCTTGAACTGGCACGGTTACTTGGGATACACCGCCTGAAGCCTGTTGACTGTTAGCAATCAACGCAGCCATCAAGGGCGTACTGTTATACAACTGTACGACCAGCTTGGGGATAAACGCTCTACGAGTTACATAGGTAAGCTCGTTATACTGCGATGATCCTGACGCTGGAACTATTCCGCCACCTATTGGCATAATAATTCTCCATTAAAAGTAAATATCCCCTATTTACTGCTGTTTAAATACCAATTGGTCGAGTGTTCTTGCGTAACTCGCCCAATGCTTTTGCTGCTTCATCCCTTGCGCCCATCTGTGGGTTCTTCCAGTATTTTGATAGGTCGAACTTGCTGATAGCACTTGGGTTATATCCCATTGCCGAATTGGAAGTAGGAGTTGCTGCTTGTTTCATCCAATCGAAGTACTCTGCTGCTGTTTCATGGTTGGTCATGCCTTTTTCAAGCATTACTTTTTCAATCTCAGCAATTTCTTCTTCAGTGCGATTTAATTTCGCTCTGCGTTTTTCGAGTTCTTCTTTGGCATCTCGCTCACGCAATTGAGCTTCCAGTTTCATTACTCGTTCTTCAGCAGAAGAAATTTTCTTCTCTGTGTAGTCCTCGATTTCTAATTCTGGAATAGACAATTCAGGCTTAACCTGTTTTGTCATGCGTAAAAACTGCTTGCGTGTTTGTGGATTGTCAGCCAATTGTTTAGCTAACAAAGCCAGTTCATCACGCTGTTCAAAAGATAGATCTTCTAAGCTCATAATTTATCCCCTTTCGAGATTAGATAACTTTCTTGGTGTCACCAGGATGTGACATAGACATCATGTTTTTGTAGCCAGCTTTAGGAGCAGCAGACAAGCCACCAAACTCTGAATAGCGTGGAGTATTGATAACTTGACCGTTTTTCTGATTGTTGTCAGTTGGTCTGCGTGGTAAAGCAGCGCCACGAGGTTTAAAGAGTTCCATAATGATTCCTTACATTTGTGGA